GGTACTAGACGTAAAATAGTAATGGGACACACTCATCGTGTTGCTATACAGAATGCCAGAACATATCATGGTGGCACTTGCTATAATATTGGAACATTAACGTCTAGGGGAGCGTTAGAATACGCTAAAAACAGGAGAAGCACATTCAGTTGGTGTCAAGCGTGGTGTTGGGGGGAGTATTGTGAATCGCTTAATCAATCTTCACTTCAAATTACGCAAAGAGGCAGAGGAGAAGTGTGGAGAATGCCAATTTAACATGACCCCAAACGATTTTCTCAAGATTCTCCTTAATGCAAGCAACAAACCCACTGATCCACCACCAAATGACTGGCACTCCAGAGATCAATTGTGTAAAATATGGAATGTCAAAAAAACAATCTGTTGGACTAGGATTTCAAAAGGTATTGAACTTGGATTTATTGAAAAGAAAACATTTTATATCCCAGATATGAATGGAACAATGAAGCCAGTTCCTCATTATTATTTTTTAGATAAAAAACCTAATAAAAAAACTTGCATTAAGTAAAACAACAACTAAAATTCTAAAATTATGTCATGCGATTCAAATAGTAATGTCTGTAGGCAGGATATTCCATACCCACAAATTTCTCAAGAAAGCGTACCTTCATTAATCAGTAATCTTGTTTATGCACTTTATGGAACAATTAGCAAAAGCGTAGTTGATGGACGTGTAATTTGGGATATTCCATGTGATCCAAATAACACTGCTGAAGTTGATAATATTCCACGTGAAGAAGGGGAAGGCTTGCTTTGTTACTTGTTAAGGTTGTTTGCAAATAGTCTTGATAGTTTTGGTTCATTTTTGCGTTGGGGTTTTTCTGGTTCTGGACAAACAGAATTCACTCTTACTGGAGCATATCAAACTGATCGTAATGCTTTTTTGGCATACATTGACGGAGTTGTTCAAGACCCAATCAATTATACAATTTCAAGCACACTGCCAAGGGTTCTGACATTAAGCGCACCTCTTCCAGTTGGTTCATATTTGACTATTGTTGAAATGTCTGCAACTGCTGGAGCCACTGGAGCGACAGGCCCACAGGGGCAACAAGGAACTCCCGGCGGGGCCACAGGAGCCACAGGACTGCCATCTCCTGCTGGTGGTATTCGATGGGCATTTACAAGCAATGGATCAAATGTGTTTTATGCGTTGCCCGGAGCTTTCTCAACCTTAAACACAGCATACTTGGTAACATACAATGGCGTTACACAAGACCCAAACAATTACATCATAAACTCTGGTTCTCCATACTCGATTACATTAAGCACTGCTCCAGCAAACGGAGTTGGAATCGTTATTGTATCACTTAATGGTATCCAAGGCCCAATTGGAGCAACAGGCCCAAGTGGAGGCCCGACAGGGGCCACAGGCCCAAGTTCTCCCGCTGGTGGTATTCGATGGGCATACATAAGCGATGGGTCAAACACTCTATATCCACTGTCAGGAGCGTTGTCTACTTTAAACACAGCATATCTTGTAACCTGCGATGGAGTTACCCAAGACCCTAACAATTACACAATTGCTGCTGGTTCTCCATATTCAATGACTTTAAGCACTGCGCCTTCTGCTGGTGTTGGAATCGTCATTGTTTCACTTAATGGCATCCAAGGTGCTACAGGACAACAAGGAACTCCCGGCGGGGCCACAGGAGCCACAGGCCCAGCAGGAACAAACGGAACAAACGGAGCTGTTGGCCCAGCATTTCCAGCAGGAGGATTGCGTTGGGCTTATACAGGTAACGGATCGCAAACAGTTTTTAACATTGCTGGAGCATCTACAACATTGGCTACAGCATACTTGGTGACAATTGATGGAATTACTCAGGATAGCGCAAATTACACAATTACTGCTGGGAGTCCATATACATTGACTATTTCAACTGTCCCAAGTGGATCGGTTATTGTAATTACATCATTGACTGTTGGACTTGCAAATTGGATTACTGGATTTGGTTCTCCAAATGGAGTTGTAACAGCACCAACTGGTAGTGTTTATACTAATTTGACTGGAGGATCACTTTCTACATTGTATGTGAAAGAATCAGGTTCTGGAAACACTGGATGGATTGCAAAATAATTTAACAACAAAAAAAAATAATATGCCACTAACTAAAGCAACAACTAATGTAGTCAACCTTGACAAAGACACACTTATTAACGGACTTACTGTTGGGAAAGGTGCAAGTAGCGTCTCTGGAAATGCCGCACTTGGAGAGTCTGCACTTTTATCAAATGTAAGCGGAACTGGAAACTGTGCAATCGGAGGGAATGCATTAAGGGGGAATACTACTGGTGGATACAATATTGGTATTGGAGCAAATGCTTTATTTGTAAACCAAACTGGTTCTGGGAATATTGGTATTGGTGTTAATGCTCTTACTGTAAACACAGGTGGAGATAATACCGCAGTTGGAAGCACTGCATTGCATTTTAACACATCTGCGTCAGATAATACTGCCGTTGGGTCTGGTGCGCTTAAAGGAAATTCTGGTGGTCTTACTGGAACAGGAAATTGCGCTCTTGGAAGAAATGCTTCTCAAGGGAATACAACTGGTTCATACAATGTGGCCGTTGGAAGTAATGCCTTATTTTCAAATCAAACTGGAGGAGGAAATGTTGCTGTAGGACTTAATTCTCTTACTGTAAATACTGTTAATGATAATACTGCCGTTGGAACAAATGCGCTTCGATTTAATACAACAGGAGGAAACAATGTTGCTGTAGGACATTCTGCTTTAGCTGCATCTTTAGCTGCAAGTCAAACTGGAAGTTTTAATACAGCAGTTGGCAAAAGTGCGCTTTCATTAAACTCAACAGGTCTTAGCAATACCGCTATTGGTTACGCTTCACTCAATACAAACACAACTGGTTATCAAAATGTATCTGTCGGAGTTGAGGCACTTTATAATAATACAACTGGGATTAATAACACCGCTGTTGGATTTAGGGCACTTAATAACAATACGACTGCAAATAATAATACTGCTGTTGGATTGCAATCACTATTTACAAATACAACTGGATTTCAAAATACTGCTAATGGTTTAAATGCGTTGTATTTAAATAATGGAAATAATAATACAGCAATGGGTTATCAAGCACTTTACAACAATGATACTGCTTATGATAACACCGCAGTTGGTGTAAATGCACTTAATGCAAACACAGTCGGAAATCAAAATACAGCAGTTGGCAGAAGTGCGCTTGTGGCAAATCAAACTGGTTCTGGTAATACTGTAATAGGAGTGAATTCTTCAGCTTCATCCACAACAGCAAGTGAAAATACTATTGTTGGAGTAAGCGCAGGAGATCAAAATATTATCGGAAGTCAAAATTCATTTTTTGGTGCAGGTGCTGGTGGAGAAATTACATCTGGAGATTACAATTCAGCATTAGGTTATCAATCATTGTCAATTGATACTTCATGCACGAATAGCACTGGAATTGGTTATCAAGCAAGAACATTTGGATTGTCAAATCAAGTTCAAATTGGAAATTCAGCTACTTCAACTTGGGTTTATGGAACTGTTTCTTCGCGTTCTGACATCCGTGATAAAGCAGATGTGCGTGACACAACTCTTGGGCTTGATTTTGTTAATTCCCTTCGACCAGTAGATTATAAATGGGATATGCGCGAAGATTATGTTCCAGAAGCACCTGTTGTTGTAAGTAAACCATCCGAACTTCTTGATGATGCCCCTGAAGAAGATAAAGCAAAATATCAAGAAGAACTGGTTAAATACAACGAATATAGGGAAGCTAAAACAAAATGGATTGAAGATGCAAAACTTGCAAATATCACTCACGATGGAAGCAAAAAACGCAATCGTTACCATCATGGATTGATTGCTCAAGAAGTTAAACAACTTATTGAATCTACTGGAGTTGATTTCGGAGGATTCCAAAATGCAAATCATAATGGTGGAGATGATGTAATGGCTATTGGATATGATGAACTTATTGCCCCTCTTATCAAGGCTGTTCAGCAACTTTCCGCTAAAGTTGCAGCATTAGAATCTAAATAATTATGCCTATCACAAAAGCAAATCAAAATGTAATTCAGACAAGTATCTGTACGACAGATACAGTGCAGACTATTACTGGGTCTAAAAACTTTTCCAATGCAAGTGGAGTATTTTCTGGCAATATCAACAACTCGACTGCGATTGCTACAGGTAGCACAACCGCTCGCTCTCTGGCAAACCGATTTGCTGATGTGGTGAATGTGAAAGATTTCGGAGCAATTGGAGATGGTATTGTTGATGATACCGCTGCAATTCAAGCTGCTTTAAACAGTATTCCATTTAACTTTGACGCTACAGGAAAAACTGGAGTTTATTTTCCGAGAGGGAAATACAAAATTACAAATACAATTCAAGTAAAATCAAACTTTACTGGATTATTTTGCGATGCTTATGAATCAGCAGAAATTACTCAAACTAATTTTTCTGTAGCGGAATCAATTTTAGTAAAAAGCACAATTGCAGGAACTGGAATACTTGGATTTTCAATACAAAACTTAGCTTTGGTTAGGGGTGCATCTTCTACTTTCCAGAAAGGTTTAGTTCTTGAATCATGTAACAATACTCATATTACAGATGCTGTAATAGCAGGTTTTCCTACCTGCATGGAAATACGCGGTGGAGTAAATTGCCATTACACAGCATTAAGATTGTCTGATTTTGGATCAACCAACACAACTCCAGATGTTGGTCTTCTTGAAATTAATGCAAGCACATATGTTTCAAATCCTGTTTTCTTTACGCATTTATTTTCAAACTCAATGATAGCTGGAAGTAGATATTGCGTAAAAATAACTTCTGGTGATTATCTTACATTCTCAAACTGCTATTTAGGAGGCGGATTGCAGGGCAATGTATTGATTGAAGGTGGATCAATCTATGGAAATTTTGATAATAATTTTGACAATTGTTATTTTGATTCAACACCCGGCGGCCCAACAGATTTAACAAGGGCTGCAATTGAAGTTAAACCCGGTACAATCAACGAAATAAAAATCACAGATTGTAGATTTGGGCCTTGGGGTGTCGGCGTGAGAATTGATAATCAATATTATCCAAATGTGGCAATTACTGGAACTACATTTCAAAGATGCAACACGGCACTTGAATTTTCTCCAATAGCAACAGCGACATCATTGGCACTGACTGGAAATAAATTCAGAGGATGTGGAATGATTACAAACAATTCCACAGTTATTGATATAAAAGATATTCGTCAGATTACAATAACTGGAAATGATTTTAGTTCAGATTTTGCGGATTGGACAGCATACGGTCAACTTGTAGGAACCAAAAAAATAATCAGCATAGCAGCAGGCGCAACTATTGAAAATATTTCTATAACAGGAAATGTTTTGAATGGATTTACATTTGGAGGTGTAACATTTGTTGATTTTGAAAACTTGGGAACAGTCAATAAACTTGTAATCACAGGTAATGCTTCCAACAATCCAACAAATACTTTAGTTGGTCATCTTATCGGAAATCAATTGAGTTCCAATCCATTGATGTTAGACTGGTATCAAGAAGGTGTATTTACTCCTGTATTATCATTCGGTGGAGCAAGCACTGGTATCACATACGTAGCAAGAATTGGTAATTATACTCGTATTGGAAATCGAATGATATTTGATTTGCAAATACAGCTTTCAAGCAAGGGTAGTGCAACTGGAGATGTTGCAATAAATGGTTTTCCATTCCCATTATCTCCAAGTGGAATATCTACTGGCAATCTTTCAGTATCAATTCCAAGCGTTGATGGAATTGGTGGAGCAAATGTTGATTCATATTTTAACACAACAACATCAGCAATAATTAGATATATTGATAGCTCTGGAAATGGAGTTACATTAACAAATGCAAACTTTAGAAATAATACATTTTTGTTCTTGTCGGGATCAGTTCAAGTAGAATAATAAAATTATGAGTTACTGCACACCATGCCCACCATGCGACACGCTTAAATAATATGCCTATCACAAAAGCAGATCAAAATGTAATTACACCTAACATCTGTACGACAGATACAGTGCAGACTATTACTGGGTCTAAAAACTTTTCCAATCCAAATGGAGTATTTTCTGGAAACGCATCGACTGCTACTGCGCTTGCAACAGGATCGACTATAGCAAGGACATTGGCTAATAGGTTTGCTGATGTATTCAATGTAAAAGACTTTGGAGCTATTGGCAATAACATTGCAGATGACACTGCTGCGATTCAAGCGGCGTTGGATAGCGCAGCAGCATCACCACATGGAGCTGGGATTTATTTTCCAAATGGTATATATAAAATTACAAATACAATCCAAGTTAAATCAAATTACACTGGATTATTTTGTGATGTGTTTGGTTCTGCGGCAATTCAATCAACAAACTTTTCTGTGCCATGCGCAGTTTTGGTAAAAAGTCCAACTGCGGGTAGTGGAATTTATGCATTTTCAATGCAAAATATTGTCATAAACAGGAGTTCATCGTCTACACTTCAGAAAGGAATTATTCTTGAGGCTTGCTCAAATACGCATATATCTGATATTGAAATTGGTGGATTTCCAACTGGCATGGAAATCCGAGGTGGAGTAAATTGCCATTACACATCAATAAGGTTAAACGACTTTGGTTCAACAAACACAGACCCTACCGGATTACTTGAAATTAACGCAAGTTCATATGTGCCAAGCCCAGTGTTTTTTACACATATGTTTGCAAACTCAATGATTGCAGGCAGTGCATATTCTATAAAAATTACTGCTGGAGATTACTTTGGTTTTGTAAACTGTTATTTAGGAGCAGGAAGAGAGGGAGATGTCCTTATTGATGCTGGGACATTATATGGAGCATATGATGCTCAATTCGATAATTGTTATTTTGATCATTCATTGCCCGGCTTAAACATGACTGGAGCAGCGGTTGAGGTTAGGGGCGGAAATTCACAAGGCATCAAACTCACAGACTGTAAATTTAATCCATGGGGTGTAGGGCTTAAAATAGATCAACCTATTTACACAATTATTCAAGTAACAGGTTGTCTTTTTAATAGGTGCAATAAAGCAATTGAAATGACAAGTAATGCAAATGCTGCATCTTTGGCGTTTACTGGGAATAAATTAAATGGGTGCGGAATGTATACAGGAAATTCCAATATAATTGATATTAAAGATTGCGGGCAAATTACAATAACTGGAAATGACATTACATCAAATTATACCGACTGGGATTTTTTTGGTCAGTTGCCCGGAGTAAAGAAAATAATCGGCATAGGTGCTGGGGCAACTATTGATAATGTTTCAATTGTTGGAAATGTAATGCAAGGATTTGCATTTGGAGGAGTATCATTTGTTGATTTTGAAAATTTAGGAACTGTCGGCAGGTTGGCAATGACAGGAAATACTTCAAACAATGCAACAAACACAATTGTAGGAAGCATTATAGGAAACCAAGAAAATGCGAATCCATTGTCATTGGACTGGTATCAAGAAGGTGTATTTACTCCTGTATTATCATTCAATTCCGGATCAACTGGAATTACATTTAGTGATAGGCAGGGTAATTTTACTCGTATAGGCAATAGGGTTGTATTTGATATTTATATTGTTTTAACAAACAAAGGAACATCTACTGGAGCCGTTGGAATTGGAGGAATACCATTTCCATTAGCTCCAAGCGCAACCGCAAGGGCTAATGCGTCTGTTTCTATTCAAAGAATTGATGGAATCGGCACAGCAAATGTTGATGCAGTATTTCCATCTACAGCAGGAATGAAACTTGTTTATATTAACGGAACGGGTGATCCTGTTGATTTAACAGATGCCAACTTCAGAAATAATACCCAATTTTGGATTTCTGGAACCTATCAAGTAGCATAAAATAATAAAATATATAAGTTACTTCACACCATGCCCACCATGCGACACATTTAAATAATATGCCATACACAAAAGAAAAATACGATCTCCCTTCTGGATTTACGGATCTAGGTGAGGAAGTTAAGCCAATGTCAATGGAGGAAATGGAAAAGCCTAAAAGCGATTACCATTATCCTTCACTCTATTTTGAGAACGCAGAGGGGCTTAAAAACCTTCCTAAAGAGGGAACTGCTACCATCTACTTCAAGAAGACAATGGAGAAGGATGAGACTACCATGCGTGATGGCAAGACTGAAAAACGTCATTGCGTTGAGTTGTGTATCTGTGGCATTAAAGCTAAAGGTGCATCTCAAATGATGCCAATGGAAGAAGAGATGGATGACGAGGAAGCTATTGACTCTGGACTAGAAGAGGAAGAAGCTGGAATGGAATCTGAAAGCAAACCAAAAACCAAAATCGAGATTGAAATCGGTGGAGAAGAAGACGAGGATTAATTTATATGGCAAAACCAACAACTGAGGCAGCAATGCCCGAACCCGAAATGGGAATGGATCTACCTGAAGATATGAGCGGAATTCCTTCACCAATGGCAGAAGAAGGGTCAGTTAATATTTCAGTAAGCAAATCAAAGTTTGATGAGCTTCATAGTATTGCCATGCAACTTGCTGGAGCGATTGATGCTCTTGCCGCTGAAGTTGAAGGTCAAAAAGCCGCAACTGAATCGCTCGATGGACAAGTTCCCGCTGCTGAAGGTGCGGCAATGGCAAGCGAAGAAGATTTTCTGAATTCTATTGCATCCGAAGGATCCATGCGCTAATTTATCGTCATGTTTGTCGATCAAATCTTTGAGGAATGTGCGGAGATTTTAGGAACTACTGACGAGAAAAGAGTTTACCGCAAAATCACGCAAGCTGTCCAGACGCTTATGGAGTCTGGGCACTGGATGCAATCCACAGCAGACGTTGATGTTTGCACTGGTTGGGATGGTTGTACTGTTGCTCTTCCCCGTGGAATAGACGTTCCCCTTGCGGTCAATGTAGATGGTTCCCCAGTCTACTTCCGCAATCGTCTATTCCAATACCATGTAAATAAAGGCGGTCAATTCAACACTGTAGATTGGGCATGGGATGATCGAGGCTATGTAGCGACCCTCATGCAAATTGTACAACCTTCGCAGTTGGTTGCCATTGCCGAGAGCGAAAATGACGTAGGAAAGATCATTCGCGTTACTGGAACCGATTCCAACAACCGAGATTTGCGTAGCCAACTCAAGGATGGAACTGGTGTTGATGGTCTGCTAATCCCAATCCATTCGCAATCTGATTTTGCTTACGGAACAATCGCTCCTGACGATGCCACTATCCGCACCCGTGAGGTTGCTATAACCCCGATCAGCAAGTTTACGTCCGCAACCCCTCATACGCTTGATTCTGGTCAGGGAATGTCTATTACTGCGATTTCTGGCACTATTCCAGTTCCACTTTCAAATGGTCAGGTCTATTACATTGGTGTTCTGGATGCATTGACCATTCAAATCTACAACGATTCCCTCAACGCACAGGCTGGAAACTACCCAATCTCCCTCCAAAGTATAGTAGGAGCAGGGCCATTGAAATTCCTAGATTCTAGGACTTCATTTGTCGTGACTGCTCTTCAATTCGCATCTGCTCCTACTATTGAGATTACAACGGCAAATCCAATCACATTTCCATCTGGTCAAACATTGCCCATTGGATTGCGTTCTGGAGTTACATACTTTGGTAATCTTTTAGACTCCACACATCTTCAGGTTTTTAATTCTATTTCGGACGCGCAAGCAAATGTTAACGAAGTTCACACAACAGGATCAACTAACCCAATCAATGTTGATATCCGCAAAGAGATTGTTCCAGAGACAAAGCTAACATTTAGCGTAAATCACCTACTGACTCAAGGTGACCAAGTTCAGGTATTCACATCTGGTGGGACGCTTCCACAACCTTTAATTGCAAACCAAAATTATTTTGTGAACATCGTGGATACTAAATCTGTATCTATACATACCACACAGGCTGATGCGCTTTCATCGTCACCAACTAATTTTGTAAATCCAATCAAGCTCACAACTGCTGGATCAGGTACAGTTTCTCTTGTTAAATTGATTCAGGCAGCATCGAGAACAGGAACAGAAAGTCAAATAACCGCAAGTGGCCTTGCTTTATCAGCTCCATCTGGATCTGGAGCGCAATTTCAAGCGATTGTTGTTGGTTCTGTAACTAGCGTTAGTGTAACCGCTGGTGGAACAGGATACACAACTGCTCCATCCGTTACATTTTCTGCTCCACAAGATCCACCTGCTGGAAGTAATATTCAAATTAAAACAGCAACAGGCTATTCATTGCTTGCTGGAACTTCCGTGACTGCGGTGGTAATACTTGACGCTGGATTTGGTTACACTACAGCACCAACAATAACAATCGATCCTCCATTATCTGGAGGAACGGCAGCAGCAACTGCTACAATTACTACATCATTTGTTTCTGGATTTACCAAGATTTCAGGTGGATTTAACTACCAAGAATCACCACAAATTCAAATCACTGGCGGTGGTGGATCTGGTGCTACGGCAACAGCAACTGTAAATATTGATAATCTTTCAGTATCTTCAATAACTCGTTCTGGCACTATTGCAACAGCAACAACTACAACAGCGCATGGTTTTAGCTCGAATCAAACTGTTAAAATTTCTGGTGCTTTGCCAATTGGATATAATGGAGATGTATCAGTTACTGTTCCAAGAATAAATAAATCTGTATCTAGCCTTACTCGCGTTGGTACTATTGCTACAGCAACAACTTCAACATCACATGATTATAACACAGGTGATCTTGTTACTATTTCTGGAGCAACTGGAACATCTGCTGGATATAATGCAAATTACAATGTAATTGTTACTGGGCCTACAACATTTACAATAAATGTTCCATCAACTCTTCCAGCCATTGCCGTTGGAACCATTGTGTCATCCATTGAGGATAATACAGCAACAACATTTACATATTTTGTATCAAATACATTAACCACACCAGCAACTGGAACTATTACAGCATTTTCTGGAGAAGTTATTGCAATTAACTTAATAACATCTGGAACTGAATACACGTCCATTCCAAATGTTGTTATTACACCATCAACTGGTGTGTTTGTGCAATTTTCTGCAACAGGAACGCTTCCTTCACCACTTGTATCTGGCACAGCATATCGCGCAGAAACTCCACTGAACGGATCAACTGGAACTTTTACAGTTAAAAACTCTGATTTTAGTGATGTTAATATCACCTCATCGGCTACTGGAACATTCTATGTTGTTTTATCACGTGCATTTGGTGTTTCTTTTACAAACAAATGGCTAGGTGATTTCACAAACCTAACCACACCATCTACGATTTATTGGGGTGCTGACTATTTGCTTCCAACAACTAGTCCCGCAATTGACAATGGTTCAACACCAGCATATTTGAATGTATTTTCAACGTCTGTTGCTACAGCATATACATCATCAGGAGATGCAACCGCTGGTGGAACAACTGGGTTAATTAACGTAGTTTCATTTGGAACTGGTCAAGCGTACTATGCGAAGAGATTTTCCGTCTCTCCATTGCCGTATAACAACCTTATTCAACCCTCGAATGTGCAGTTTTTGCAGGAAAATGAGACTGTAAAATTTTCTACTAGCGGAGTCTTGCCAGTCCCGCTTGTTGCTGGAACTGATTACCAAGTTAGGGTGATTGGAGATAGTGTTAATGTATACTCTGGTGGAGTATTGGTTCCGATCACGACCCCCGGCACAGGTCAATTGGCACTAGACATTCAACGCACTTTAAATGTATCTCCATCCACAAGCATTGTGGCTGATGCTTCGTTATACACAACTGGTCAATCCGTTACTGTGCGAGCCAATTCAGGTGATGTTCTGCCAGATGGTCTTGTTGCAGGAACGACATATTTCATCCGTCGAGTTGATAACAATGAATTTGAATTGTATGCCACAAAAGCACAATCTCAAAACCTATCTAGCGTTGTTGGAAGAAGAGAGTTTTTAACTAGTGGACTATCCACGGAGAGCAAATTCTTCGTCGATGCCATTGAGGGTCCAACCCTAGTTAAGAGTGTTGCTAACATTCAAAAACCCCTTACAGACGGCTTTGTGAGCTTGTATGCCATGGACTACGGACGTAGCAATGATTTAACTTTGATTGGTCAATACCATCCGCAAGAAGTCAACCCGCAGTATCGCAGGATTCGTATCGGTAAACCATGCGCGTGGGTAAGGATTGCATACCGCATTAAACCTCCAGTCATAACGTCAAAATACGATTTCATTCCGATTGAGCATACACGCGCAATAATTACTGCTGTCCATGCCTGTGATCTTGAAGATAAGGATTTCGCTGAACAGGCACTTCGTTACTGGGGATTTTCGTTAGCATACCTAAAAAATCAGCAGGAACACCAAGATGGTCACGCTTTTGTTCCACCGCAGATCAATAATGAAACCTATGGCGATGGTTCTGATGTAGTTATGTTCTAATGAAAAGTGAGAACATCACAGCAGGTCGGATGTCAAAGATATCCAGCGGGTGGATTCAGGGTGTCAACTCTGTTAGAAATCCGTGGTTGTTGCCAGACAACCAGTTTAAATGGGGTGTTAACGTAACAGTCCGAGGAGGATTGATTCAAACCAGACCGGGGCATAAAATGCAGTTGTCTCTCCCGTCTGGAAACTTCCAAGGTGGAATTCTTTTTGCATCAAACAAGCAAAAGGATGCCCCTGTAACACAGAATATCAATGGGGTGATTACACTAACTCCTGCAAAGATTTTTGATGTTAACGGAAACGGAATCGTTGCAGACGAACTAAATTACATGATATTTGCCGTAAATGGCAATGTCTATTACTCCCCATTTCCGCTGGTTCAGCCAAGCAATTGGGAAGATTACAGACTAAAAAACATAAAGCTATCAGCGGATGTAGATCAGTTTGTTTTTACACTAGCAACTAAATCTGCAAATCTGACTACTGGAAGTCAAGAATTCTCAACTCCATCACACAGGATTGTTGTGATCCAAGATGGCATTTCATACCCAGCGTATTGGGATGGTTCTGATAAAGTTGGCACTCAGACATCAACAATCCCAGTTGGATATTGGATGGCATACTCTGGAAATCGTCTCTGGATTGCCAATAAAAACATCGTTTTGGCATCAGATTTGGGTGATCCAACCTCATACCAAGAACGTGCAACTGGAACTTCCCGTGGTGATTTTAGTTTTTCTCGACCAGTAACTGGAATGGTGAGTTATGTTGGACAGGATACGTCTACGAGACTGATCGTGTTTACTGATAGGTCTACCTTCCAACTCAAATCCAATGTCTTCGACAGAACGCTATGGGTTACAACTGAAAACTTCCAATCGACACTTTACCCATCCGTTGGGTGTATTGCTGGAAAATCAATTGCTTTTCAGGCAGGTCAGATGTGGTGGTATTCGCAAAACGGGCTGATAACAACCGATCCTGCTGCTACGGCATATCTATCATCTCAGGTGCTTTGTAAGGACTTAGAAATGGCAAGAACAAAGAGATTAATCACCTCTGATGCAACTAAAATTTGCGCTATTGGATTTGAGAATTATTTGCTTTATTCCGTGCCTTTCATGCAGACATTGAATTCCGATACAATGGTATTGGATTATGCTGCTGCGTCTGAATGGGGTGAAAATAGAAATCCAGCTTGGTGCGGAGTATGGACGGGAACACGTCCTGTTGAGTGGACTACTGGAATTATTGGTGGGCAATCTAGGTGTTTTCACTTTTCGGTTGATTACTCAGCCACAAACGATGGTTCGTACAATCACCTGTGGGAATCATTCCAGCCAGAAAGGGTTGACTCTTACTTGCAAATAAACCCAGATAAGACAACCACAACTCTATACAACCGCATTTACTCACAATTTGAAACACCTCTGTTGGGTGATCAAATGGATTTAAAGCAATTTAAATACGGAGAGATAGAATGCACTCAGATTGGAGGCACTGTTGACGTTGAAGTGTCTTACAGGGGCAGCAAAGGCAACTATAACTCTATCCTTAAAAAGAGATTGCTAGCAGTCACTGACAACTACCAGTGGGATAATACTCCCTATGAGGAACAAATCCGAGATCTTGGATTGCTCAATACTCAATATCGAAGGTTGATTACAGAATCCGCTCAACGCAACTCACTTCTTTCCACTTGCGAGTCTCGACTGACAGATGATGTCGATAAAGCATTTTCATTGTTGATTGAATGGTGCGGTGAGTTTGGAGTGGAAGTTATCCGTTTGTTCATGGATCCTTGGATGGAAAAATCCACTGGCGCACCTCAAGGTGACGAAACCCAATCGTGCGTTGTTTCACAAAATGGTGAATCGTTGACGCTAGATTTGCTTCCTAACCCATACGAGCAACAATCTCCCAATGATAAATCGTGGAGTGCCAAGGTGTTCAAAACAGCAACGCTAAGTTGTAATATAAATACGTCTCAATCAATTTCAGCGACTGCATCAGCATCGTTTTTGTCGTATATTTCGTTTGAACACGCTCAAGAAGAAGCGGGAGTGCTTGCTTTACAGGCAGCAACATCTGCTGCACAGCAGTTTAAAGCACAAAATCCTTGTTAATATGCCATCGATAACAACATCAAAATTAGATGCTACTAACTTTCCAAATAAGTTTATATCTCCGTTTGGTGATGACCCTGTTGTACCTATTTACTCTTCGATTCCGTTTAGCACTGGTCAAAATAATTGCTTGCCATGTGCGATTTGCGGGTCTAATTTTGATCGTCAAATCATACTTAAAGCGGAAGCTGAGAGATTCAATACAATACAAACCTCCAACAAAGAAGATATTTTAGTTGGATTTAATTAATATATATATGAAACCAAAAATGCAATACAAACTCGTTCCAAAAGGCACAAACGAATTCTTAGAATTGGTTGATTTTGCCGAGGAATTTGATCATAAAATAATCGAGCATCCTAACATTAATGTTTATGCTCATTATTCTAATGGAAATCTATTTGGATATTCTGACCATGTATATTTGCCAACTGTTTATCCAGCTTTTCACCCAAAGCACACACGTCCACAAGACGTTATTCAGGTAATGAGAGATTGGGTTACATATTGTCAAATAACAAACTCACCTAGTTATATTGGTGTCCCTTTAAGGGATGAACGAATTAACTTTACAAACGAAATAATGGAAAAATTAGGGTTGACTCCTACCAAAAGAGAGATTTACTCTATCACTACTTAATAATATGGGCGGATCTACCTACACTCCAGAAATACAGACACCTACACCTGAAGCTAATATGCTTTTAGCTTCTGAAGCAAATGCAGGAATGTATGGTGGATTAAAGTCACAAGCTAAATTCTTGGAAATGGCTACGCAAGTTAAGCCAATGGAACAAACTTTTGATGGATCCCAATTATCTAAACAAGCATTTGAAATGGGTATTGAAAATGCTAATAGAGCAAGGAAGTTTGAAGAATCTGTTGATCCTGCAAGCGCAAGGATGAGATCTAGTGCTGGTGAGACAATTGAAAAACTCACATCTCCAGAAAGCTGGCAACAAAAAATGACCGATTGGGCTAAAACTAAAGGTTTGGCTCAAATGATGCAGTCTGGAATCGATCCATCTTCTAGCATGGGTCGAGCAGCAATGTACGATCAATCTACGGAAAAAGGAAGACAGATTGCACTTGAGGATTTCGCGTTGAGGCAAAAGTATCTTGATGCCAATCAAATGCAGGGTGGAATTGACCCATCTGCACTGATTTCGGGTCAAGAAGCAGCAAAGGCACAAAACCGACAAGGATTGCAAGACTGGCAACGTGGGGTGCTGTCTGGCGCACAAGGTCTAGGTCAGACTGCACAAGATGCAATCAATCGTTCTATGGGCAATATTCAAAATGCACATACAGCAAATGTTGCTGACACTCAGAATTACAATAATATGCGGAATGAATTTCTAGCTAATCAAGCCAGAGAAAAAAATGAAATGACAAAAGCATGGATTGGAGCAGGAGCGCAACTTGGCGGTGCTGCTCTTGGAGCAGGAGTTATGGTTTAATGAAAAACCTAATAAATAAAACAATAGATAAAGCTATTCGCTGGAACAAGCAATGGCCCAATGCGGTCATCTTTTGGTCTGGTGGAAAGGATTCAACTACCCTTCTGCACTTTCTGAAATTCAAGTGTGGGATTGATTTGCCAGTAGTACAATTTCGGCAACCTAAATTCCGTGAAAGATATGCATATTCTGACAAATTGATCAAGGATTGGCAATTGACAATGTACGAATATCCAGCCTTCAAGCACACTCTTGCAGATGGGCCTGATGTCCATACTGGAGATGTTCGCTTTGATTTGCTTCACTATTTCCAGTGGGGTCAAAATTCCATTGTTTTGTCTTTGGGAACTGAGCGTCCTAAAGCAAACGAACCCTTTATGTGTGGTGTGGATGACTTTTTGATGCGTCCAACTGGAACATTTAATTTTCCGTGGTCAGGAGTATATATTGGAACTAAATTTACGGATACGGATTTGATCAAAGGTCACGTTCCGCTATCGCAAGATATCAGGCACGTCGATGGAAATCCAACTTCACTTTACCTTCTTAAAGATTGGACTGACGATGATATTTACGAGTACCTAGAGACAAACAACGTAAAACCAGATCCAACTCGATATGTTAAAGGCAAACATGGATGGATGAACAATCCCGATAAGTCACTTAATGCTGACTTCTATCCTGTCTGTTTGAACTGCGTTGATCGTCATCAAGGCCCACACGTCGATTGTCCAAAGTTAAAAGCAAGGATAACTAACATTTCACATCTTGCACCTTACGAGGACATAGTTATACCAGACTTAGGATTTAAACCAGTAAATTGGAACAACAAAATAGAATAAAATTATGGGTGGATCAAACGGACAAAAAATGCCTGAACTGTGGACAGGTGCAGCAAATGCAGGGGAATCAATAAACTTCCCTATTCCAAATAGCCAATTCGGTGGAATTGTTGGCAGTGCATCTAACGCAATTGGACGGACTGGTGATACAATGCAAAATTTCTTTGCTGGAGAACTTGGAACAGGAGCGCAACCTCGACCTGACTATAAGCCAGATATGACTTCTGCTGAACAGAAACAACAACAACAGCAACAGCAACAGCAGCAATTAAAAGATTTACTAAGCAATGCAGGAAAAACATCTCAAACCACTTCGTCACCTTATGATCGTGCAGCAAAATCACAATCTGATTCTGCGTCAGCATGGACTGCAATGCAGCGTTCTTCTGGAGATGGAACTGGTAGTTTAGGATTTTCTCCAATGGGAGGTTATAGTATTCCATCATCTGGTGCTGAAAAAGTATCTCAAGGATGGGCGGATGCAGCAAAAACTATTTTAACACCAACAATGGGTATTATTAGTAAACTTGCAAACAAAACAGGTTAATGGACGATGAATACGATTGCGAAAAATGCGGTGCTTGCTGTTGTTTTAAATGGTCTTGGCCTGTGCTGCGAAGAGATAGATCTGACGCAAGTGGTATCCCGAAAGAAATGCAAAGGGAAGACTATCCGTTGATGAAAACAACTGATTCCAGATGTATTGCCTTGGATGGAAAAGTCGGAGAAAAGGTATGTTGTAAAATATACGCAGACAGACCAAATTCTTGCAGACAATTCAAAGCAGGATCTGATTTGTGCAAAGAAGCTAGAAGGAAATTCAACAATTAAAATTAAGGAATAATATTATGGGTGGAAAATCAATAATTCCGGGTCAAAACATAATTGATCCGCTTGGAGCAATGTTTGTTAGGTCTGTTACTGGGTCAATTAAAGGAGATCCTAAAAAAAACAAACCTAAGATCAAGATGCCCAGTGAGGCTGATCGAGCTAAGACTGAATTGTATAAAATGATGCAAGATAGACAGATGAGAATTTCCAGAGAATTGGAAAACCCATCAGCTTTTTTAAATCAAAACAATGTTCAACAACCAGTTGGTCTACCCGAACAACCAGTGGCTCAACCTGTTCCTCAACCAGTAAGTCAAGTTGATCAAAAAGCAACTAATGCAATTCTTAACCCAACACCCACAGTAACTCCAGCTACAGTGTCATCTGTTGCTGCTCCATCAGTGTTTTCTCCAGTTGCACCTCTTGCAAATCAGGCTACTGGAATGGGTCAACAAAAAACCAATCAGTTTTCCATGCCATCCGCAAGTGGATTAAAGTTTGGTGGAACATAAGAATTGACAATTTGACGTATTAAACGTATTTCATTAACAAACAATTTAACAATTAAAATTAAGGAGTAATATTATGGGAGGAGGAAGACAAGCACCAGCACCAGCACCACTACAGCAAGGCAATAACAGTGATCTTTTGATGATGCAAATGCAAATGCAACAAGATCAGGCTGAAATTGGACGGAGACAAGCTGAAGCGGCTCAACAAGCAGCGTTGCTAGATGCACAAAAGCAACAGAATGCTACAATGGCCCGTGAAGGAATGCAAAAAGCCCAGCAAAGTTTAAGTGGAATTAATGCTGTTAAATCGGCTGAAGAAGCCGCATCCAAACAACGTAATTTGACTGCGCAACAGAATGCTGGCACTTCAGTCATTGGATCTGCTTACGATGTGAATTCCGCTCGTCAGGGTGCAATGTCAAATCTCGGTGCTGCTTCAGGTGTCCTCCCATCCGCTTCTGGCAACATTACTAGTCCAGCTATGGTCAACCCTGCACTGACAACCGCTGGTGCTACAAACCAAGGGGTCGGTGGCACTAATCAGCGTGTCAATCAATTTGCAACTCCTTCCGCATCTGGACTAACATTTGGCGGGGCTTAACTTATGGCACTCCCCACTGGTGGCTACACTTTCACTCCACAGACAGCAAATCTTGGAGCGAGTCCTCTTTCTGCATTGAAACCCTTGGACGTTGGAGTAAGCGTAAGTTTTACTCCAATGCCTAAATACGAGGTTCCTTCTGCAAGACCTGAGTTAGTCAGCGTGGGCATGGCGCAAGGTCTACAGGGGTTTTCTGAGCCAATTATCAGTGCTTATAAAGCAATGGATGATGAGGCTAAAAAGAAAGAAGATGATGCGCTTAAATATATGCGCGATGTAAATCTTGCTAAGATCAAAGCAGAAAAGACTCCAATGGAACTTGCGTATGAACAAGCAAGATATAACGATTTGTTGAAAAGAACAGACGAGCGTGGAGGAAATAAAGTTCCCGTAAAAACAAGAGCAGCAGGATCTCTTTCTCCAGATGTTATTAGATCAAGTGATAGAGTTGATCTTCCAGAAGATCCCGAAAGAAAGATTGATTTTAATGAGGAATCTTTAGTTGTACCTCCTAAAGATGAAGAGTTGCCACCTTACAAACCAGTAGGAGCATTATTTGATATTTCATATCAACCTAGAGTTGCAACGAAACCTGAACCATTTATTACAGAGGAGCAAATTGCTGCTGTAAGAAATCCACCACTTGCAAATATGCAAGCCGCAACAGGTGGAGTAATGGTTCCTCCAGCACCTATTCCAGAAGCAACTCCAACTCCAACTCCAGAGGTTCGTGCTGCAATTCCAGTTACAACTCAACCGACATCATTTAAAGCAACTCCAGATCAACTCGCAAGGATTGAGGAAAATAGGCTTAAAATGATTCAAGAAGCAACTGTTGCGGCAGAGGCATCTCAACCGTTTCAGGAAGAAGCACAACCTAAAATGAGTGTTGACCAAGAGGTTGGAAACTTAACAGAACTGCCATACGAAAGCGCAGCGGACGCAAGGGTTGCGGCTACTAGAATCCAAAAGTTATTGCCGAACTATAATCCTCCAAAAATAACACGCGAAACTGACAAGGAATTAGGCAGGTCATTATATTATGTGGAGCAACCAGAAATAAATGACAAGTATGTTGCTCCGGGTTCTACTCCAAAGCTAAACAAAGAACAAGTTCAGATGGTTTTGTCCATGCAGGATAATTTAAGGCAAGATCCAACGTATTCAAAAGCATTAACATTTAGAGACTCAAAAGATACAATTATAGCTTCATTATCAAAAGAGAATGGGTTTTCAGATATTACTGCAATTAATGCATTCCAAAGATTAATTGATCCCGGCGTTGCCGTTAGAGAAGGTGATGTTGCTCTTATTCAATCTGCGATTTCACTTTTTAATAAATACGATCCTAAATTTATTACAGAAAAGTTTTCAAAGGGGTCTAAACTTCCTGCGGCAGATCGAGAAAACATGAGAATTTTAACTATGGAGTTAACTAGAATGGGTCTTGAAAAAGCAAACAAAGAAACAATTCCAAGGTTTACGGAAATAGCAATAGGTGCTGGGCTTAATCCAGATTATGTAATTAAACCTTTTGATATTCCTTTAGATAAAACTCAACTTACAAAAGAGATTGATGTTCTTAAAGCAACGATGAAATCGATTCCTAAGTCACAAGCAAATGATCCCGCTTCACAAGAATTGATCAAAAAATACCAATCTTTATTAAAACAATTGCAACAAGCTAAATAAAAATGGAAAACGAACCGAGTCTTCTTGATGTTGCAGATGAGGAGTTTGCACAAATAAATAAACCTGAACAAAATCAAGAACAAGGGTCAATTCTTGATATTGCTGATAATGAGTTTAAGCAGCAGGAAGAGGAAAGCATTAAAAAAGAATTTGATGTTTCTAATCTTAAACAATTAAAGGCAGAGGGGAAACGACTTTCAGATACTCAAGAAAGAATGATCTTCGATGAAGAAGATAAAGTTCCATTGCTTGAATCTGCGGGGAAAGCTGCATATGAGTTTTTACCTGCCGCTGCACAAAGTTTCGGTCAGATGGCAACTGGCGGATACGAATTGGCAAAAGAAGCCATTGTAAAACCTGTTGTTGTAGGTGCTGGATATCAATTAGGTCTAGCCACAGCAAAAGATACACAGGAGGCTTATAAGGGGGCAAAGAATGCAGCTAGATCTTTTGTATCTGGTGTTGCTTCAGATATTGAAGACACTTCAAATCTTGCAACCCGCGCACTCATGTTTGGAACTTCATTCACCGACAAACTGCAAGGTATGTCTGCTGACGATAGATTTAAAAGATATCGATTGCGCGATGATATGCGCAATGTTGAACAAGCGTGGAGAGAACAAACTCCAGACAGAGCAGCAGCATTGCTTTCAGAGAATCCAATCCTTCAGAAAATGGCTGGAGTTGCAGCAAAAATGCAGGGTGGAACTGAAGAAGAAGCAAAGGCAGCAGAGAAAGCGTACTCTGAATTGGTTTTAGAATCTGGACTTACTAAGGATGAGTTAAATCAAAATATATCTGCATTTGGAGAATTCCTATCTCCTATATCGATCCCCGGTGGTAACATCCCAACAAGAGCAATTGGAAAATACACAGGCAAAGCACTTCAAAAAGGTGGAGAACTGGCTTTAAAAGGAGTTGTAAAACCACTTGCAATTGGTGTTGAGAAAACAGCGGGAGCAATTGAAACTGGAATTACTGGAGTTCAAACTGGAGCAAGAAAATTAGGAGAATATGTTTCTGGTGATCCAGACCTACTATTAAGAGGTGGATCCATTGCTGGTCTTATACAAGCACCTGCAATTACTGGTGCTATTTTAGCAGCAAAACCAGCAACAATAGCAACAAAAGAGATTGCTAGGACTGTAAAGGACATTGCATCTCAGGTTGACGTTGGTGGTGCTGCTGGACGCAGGGGGTTATTTGAACGCGCTGGAAGAGCAGCAGAGTCTGGTGCGCTTACTAAGAAGCTATTCAGTCCAGAAGCAATGGGTGGTCTTGGACGAGCGAAGGCAGCGGATTGGATTACACGTCAATCAAACGCAATTGTACAGCAGGGTGTCAATGGTTCTGTTCTAAACACAATGCTAGGCATTCCAGACATTGAGTCTGCTGAACAACTTGGTCAAGTTGCTGGTTCTGGTTTTGGAATTGGTGCATTTGCTGGCTCACGTTTGGTGGAGCGAGCAGGTGCTGCTATTGATCCAAGAACAGGTCTTGCACAGAAGATTGATACAATCATCACTCCAGACCCTAGTTCTAGGAGAGCAGACGAAGATGCTGACATTAAGCGATTCCTATCTTCCGTGGATCCAGATTTGGTTCCAAAGATGGAGAAGCTAGGAAGCATCGATGAACGCAAAAATGCAATTCAGACTAAAATCGATAATCTTGAAAAACAAAAGGACACAACATTTGGGCCTGAAGTTGAGGCAATCAAGGAGCGAATCAGCAAGCAAAAGAAAGACCTTGAAGCATTAAGTAAATCCACTCCAGAGACTCAAAAGGAAGTATTGCGTCAGGTGCATTTGGCATTTGCTGATGAAATGGATCTCGCTAAAACAACTGGCAAGGCAGCGGGTTTAAATAACATCCAAGTTAAGATTCTTGATCCATCCGAAATGGAAGGATTCTTCCGTAATTCATATGGTGCTACTTTAACTGATGCTGAAAATGTTATTGCAGGTCTAACTGGCAAGCCAGATTTAAGCCCACAGGAGAGTGAGAACCTAGTAAATGCTAGAAGAATTGTGGATGGATTCAACAATGAGGTTGCTGGAGCGCAATCTGCGCGTGGTCTTGCGATTTCTGAAGGCAGTGATCTGGATGGAAATGAAGTTCCAGCATTCATGCGCAAGCAGAACTTGCAAGGAGCAACCATTGTAATTAATGGTGATCTTGTAAAACAACTATCCGACGAAGGATTCAATATCCGAAATGTGGTTGGACATGAGATGCAACACGCTCTTGGAAAGTTTACAGAAGTGCGTGATATGCTTGCTCCATTGCGAAGGGAGTTGTTTGACCAGAAGATTGTAAACGAGGATGGAACTGTAAATAAAGTCACGCAGGGAATTTACTCTGACGATAAACTTGATGCGTATGCAGACACGTATGCCGCTGCAATGTCACCATCGGACAATGGAGAGTCATTCAAAGCTCAATTTCCAAATCAAGATAAGCTACGGGCATATATCAAAGAGGAAATCTTATCGGAAATTGCAGGTAGATCTGGAAATGTCAGTGGTGGAACCCGTGCTGGACTCGATTCGATTGGAAGACAGGTTGTAGATTGGATTGAAGTCAACACTCAGAATGGTGCTTTAAAGAAAATCAAAGAAACATTACGCAAGGGTGGAATCATCGTTGATGATAGTGGTGACATATCCACTGTTCTTGGAGCAGAATTGACTCCAGAATCGCTTGCAATGATTCGGCAATACCAACGGCAACTAAAGAATCTAAACCAGAGCATGATCTATGAGGAAGATGCCAGAAAAGAAGAGGTAGAAATCCCAATTACAAAGATTCTTTCTGATCGTACATTGCAGGAAAAATTTAAGAATTCTGATATTTTCGAGAAGGAACAGGTTGCAACAATGACTGCTCCAGATGGGAGTAAACAGGAAATCCCTATTCCACCTAATGCTGGAGTGGATCCATTTGTTGGAACATATCAAATTCAAGGTGGACAATTGGTAGACGAAAGCGGAAATCCAATGAACCTTGGGCCTAATATTACATTTGGCACTATGCCTGATGGAACGCAGGTTGAGGTTGGAACACGAATCGCTCGTAATGTTGATGGCAGTCCAAAGATCCTTTCCAATCGTGAGATTGAAGCTAGGTCACGGAATCGCGGAAAGGTTATTCGTAACGCTATCGATTCTGCATTGTCCAAAGGTGCATTGCAATTGGAAGATACTGGAAACGGAAACTATCGTGGAGTGATGAGCGAATCGCAGGTTAACGCTGTTCTTGCACTTCCAAACACCATTGTTTCCCCAAATCTTAAACGTCAGATTCTATTTGTTAATGAAATCCTTCGCAGGAAAGATGGCACTAGGATGTACATGGAGTATCAAGCCGCAATGCGTGGTGGAAAATCTAGGGCATTAGCTCCGCAAATCCGAGATGAAATTCCAATTGGATTCCAGTTTTCTAAACAAGGCAACTTCTTAATCACAACAATGTCTGTCAGCAGAATGCATGACAAGATGAACGCTTGGCTTGCTAAAAAGCCAGAGAATCTAAAGTTGTGGAATGGTGATACTGCTAGTTTCTGGGACGATGTGATCAAAGTTCTTGATAACCATTCTAAGGGTGAACGTGGTGAAACTGGATTGGATCCAGATGCTGCTATTGCTCTTGAAAAGAAGAATGCTGTAAACGATTTATTCAACGTATGGAATGCTGACACAAAAGCAGCAAACCCACGCAGGACTAAACTTCCAGTTCAAAAAGGAAAAGATCCAATCGATGTTATTGTTCGTAGCCGTAGAATTGATCGAATCAATCAGTACAACGAATCGAGTTTGAAGAAGATGCCATTCAACTATGAGTTGAATACAAAGAACTATATGCCAGCGGAAAATCCATTGGCAGACTTCCAAACTCCAGAGGATTTCGCAAACGAACTTCCATCTGTAACCGCTGAAGAGATCAGAAATGCAATCAATACAGGCAATCTTGACCAAGTTGAATCTAGGTTGCGTGAAGGTGATGACTTAAAGCCAGCGGAATCGCTTGATGAGAAAGATGGAAATATACGAATTGTTTCTATGTTTGACAATGAATTCATGCCGCAAGAGTCATTGGATTTTGTTGATGTTAAACCTACAGAAAATGATAAGCGCACAAATGTTGGGATTAGCTTCATGCCAGCAAGCGAAGAAGATTACGCATATCGCGGACAGCATAAAGCACCAGATCAAGAAAGCGGATCTCCATTAAATAAAGTAACTCAATCCATTTATCCAGACGATTTCTATGCTTTGCCATTTGAAAAGACATTACAATATTATGGTTCTGGTGAACCTAGATCTGACTCAGAGTCATTATCTGCAATTTTGTCTGCAAAGGATAAGCCAAATGCAAAAGTAAAAGTTTATCGTGCGGTTCCGAAATATACTGTTCAAATTGATCCAGTAAAAGCCAAGGAAATTGAAGATAGAATTTCTAAATTTGAAAAACTAGCAAGATTGAATCCTTGGTCAGAAGATTTCAAGAAACAATTAGATGACGCTTTGGCAGAAAGGCCACAAGTCATTTCTGACATTAATGCTGGTGATTGGGTGACTCCATCACGTTCATATGCTGTTGATCATGGAGAAGGTGCATTGAATGGACAATACCGCATACTTTCAAAGTCAGTTCCTGCATCTCACTTGTTTACTGAGGGGAATTCCTTGTCAGAGTTTGGATACAATCCTCCATCTACAAAAGGATTGCAGTTCATGCCAGCAGATTCCGAGTATCTTAACCTTGCCAAAGACCCAGAGAAGAATCGGGAGCAGTTGCAGAGGATGGTGGATGATGCGGCGAAGGGTGCTGGGTATAGTGTTGGAAAAGTCTTTCATGGAACAAAGAAAGAATTCAATGAATTTCAAAGTCAACGTGATCCGTATCAACTAATTTATTTTTCTTATGACAAAAAATTTGCTCAGAATTATGCAAGAGGATATGGAGGGCATCGTGACCCGTCTCCAAAAGTAAGAGAAAGAATAGATAAGGTTATAGAGGAATCAGAGAAAAAATGGAGGCCAGTATCAGACGAATTAACCAAAAAGTATCCTGAAGATAGTCAAGAATCACTTGAAGCGTGGACAAAATATTTTGAAGACGTAAAGACTTGGCAGAAATCTAAACTTGATGGGATGACAGTTGGTCAAGCTGAAATGGAAATGGGAATAAATGTGATTCCAGCATATCTTAAAGCTGAAAAGATATTTGATCCAGCAAGCCAATGGGAAGAATTTTTGCCAGAGATTTTAAAATATCTACAAGTCAAGTCAGTTGGTGAATTAAAACCAGAACTGATTAAAATGATAAAAGATAGAAATTATTTAATATGGGAAGATCCTCAATTTGTTGCTCCTGCTGTATTTAATAAATATCAAGCAATGCTACTTAATGAAAGTGGTGCTACAAATATTGCAATTCGTGATCCGAAATTAATTAAAAAATCAGATTCAGTCACCTACGATGACAATGGCAACGCAGTTCCGCTATCTCAACGATTCAACCCAAAGACTTCTGACATCCGCTTCATGCCAGCAGAGCAACCTACCAAATACGAGCCGATCTCTGCGCGTATACGCCCCCTAGAGGGCATATCCGCACCAACCAAGCAGGTTGGAGCGAAGGGACTCTCGCTTGGTGAAATTGAGCCTCCTGTGCGCGGCAAGGCTATGCTGCCAGATATGGAGTTGAAACCTGATATCTCAGAAAAAAGTATACAATCTTCTGACATAACCACCAGCGCAAAACCTGCTCCAGACGCAGTTATCAAGCCATTCTCAAACGCATTGGTATCCTCCGCTGGGTTGATCAACTTCCTTCCTGCATTCCACGGAACTCCATTTGACGTAGATAAGTTCAAGCTGGAGAAAATTGGAACTGGTGAAGGAGCGCAAGCATATGGATGGGGTTTGTATTTTGCTCAAGCTAGAAAAGTTGCTCAAGATTACAAGGATAAGCTAACCGATTGGAATTCCCCCGGAACATACGAATGGAAAGGTATGTCACTACGAAGCGACGATTACAAAAACCCAATCCGTCATGCGATTTCATTAGTTTATCATCAAGGAATAAATCAAGCAAAACAGATTGGTAAAACTTTACAAAAAGACTCTGAAAAAGGTGAACCATACACAGTTGAACAAGGTGGATTGGAATACGCTAAAAAGTTTAATGATGCGTTGAGCCAAGTTAAATCCAAAAAAGAAATCACATTTGAACAAGGCAATCTCTACAAAGTTGATCTCGACGTAAAAGACGAAGACTTGCTGGATTGGGATAAGCCTTTGAGTGAGCAGAGTGAGAAGGTGCAGGAGGCATTTAATCTAAAAAAATGGAGTGATGATAAAATACAAATCACCGATCTTGATGGAATTGATAACATTTTATCTGAAAAAGCAACATTAGGTGATGCTTATAAATTGATGGGTGAAGCAAAAGATGTTTCATTATATCTTTTATCATCAGGCATCCCCGGCATCCGCTATCTGGACGGAACATCCCGAAAACAAGGAGACGGAACCTACAACTACGTTGTTTTCGATGAAAATCTTATAAAGATTCTCGATAAGAACGATAAGCCAGTGCAAGACGAGTTGCCAAGAGCAACAGGCTTGCAGTTCATGCCAGCGGAGGGTGCTAAAAAACCTAAGACTGCTAAAAAAGAACCTAAAAAGAAAAAAGAAGCAGAAAAACAATACATCACAATAGACTCAGGTGATGATGAAACAGTTCCTGTTCTACAAGAAATTAGAAATGGAAAACCATTAACTGATCCAAAGGGGGATCCTAAATTTGTACAACAAAAATACGACCTGCTTGCATCTCCATTTGTAGATAATTACTCTGGTAATGACCCAGAAGACACAACAAAACCAAATTATGATGAACTTGCTTATGACGTAAGCGGAGTTGCTCAAAAGAAGATCAATGCTGCAATTGATTCTGGTGCTGTTGATGCCGCTGCAAACATAATGGTTAGCAAAACCAATGAGGCAATGAAGAACGCTGACATATCAGCAGGTTCTGGTTGGTATAGCAGAATGCGTGAAAACCTTTTAAATGCTTTGGGTGTTGAGGGACGTGAACTTCTTTCGCAATTGCTTGGTGCAACTAGCGCAAAAACTCCAGTGAATGAAAACTTCCTTCAAGCAATGGATGGATATGAAGGCATGAAATCTGGCAGATATGATTCAAATAGAAAAGCATATCTTGAAATGATTAATGCTGAAAGTAAGAACGAATTAAACGATCTTATTGATGATAGGAATTATATTGCAGTTATAAAGAACAAGATATCAGATCTTAATAAGGCAGCAAAAAAATTAACTGGGAAAAAACAAAAGGTAATACAATCAGAGGTTAAAAAGCTAAAAGACTTAATAGCTATCAAACCAGAAGACAGGACTAAAAAGAATAGGTTTTCAATTGTTATTAATGCTTCTGGATTAATGCCATTAAGATCAAATGGAAAGAAGTTCAATGCAAATTCAATGGCAGTAATGAAAGTTATTGCTGGAACTTGGCTGGATAACAGAAAAGCACCAAAGACCCCAAACTTTGCAGGAAACCTATCTGGCAGGACTGTTCAAGCAACAATCGATGTTTGGGCAGCAAGATTCATGCGTCAGATATTGCACGAAGGATTTGGAACACCTTGGAGAATTCAACCTAAATCCGAAACTGGTGTAACCAACGAAGATTTCGCTTTGGGTCAGGTTGTAATGCAACGCGCAGCAAAGAAACTTGGAATGAATCCTGACGATTTACAGGCTATTTTGTGGTTTGCAGAAAAGCATAACTGGGATGATCGTGGATGGACAGGAGCAGAGGGGGCAGAAAAATCTAGCTTTGATGAAATCTTTAGTGTATTTTTCCCAAAAAGTAAAAAGCCTTTGACGTTTTCAGAAGCATCCGAGGTTCTCAAATCTCAAAAAAATAAAGACGAATCAATAGACGAATCAATAGATGAACAAATAGATGAAGACACTGATGAAGAATGATGAAAAAGATTTAGCGGAATATGCTAAACTAATGAGAGATCTTCCAATCCAAACAGAAGATGATGACAAAGATTTAAGCGAAGCACTCGAAGAGGGTGCTGACTTAAATGAATTGTTAAAAGAAATAGAACAAGAAGAAGAATGACCTATGCCACTACGAAAATGTGCCTCACAAAATTGCTTTGAACGCAATCTCAAAACTGAAATGAAAACAAAACCGCAGAAGCAAGCACTCGCTATTGCCTATGCCGTGCAAAAGAAAGCCAAGGCTAAAAAGAAATAGCCTTTACAAATTAATAAATATGAAAAATACAAAACCCGTCAAAGGGATCGGACGAAACCAGTGCGGTGTAGAGGATCACGATGATCCGTGGGTTCGCAGACTTTCCATTGTGGTAGATCAAGCCTGTGCCTTCTTCTGGACACGCACTCCAGAGAGACGTAAAATTCAACGCGAGTTCCTCGCTAAATTACATGGCTTCTAAAAAGAACAACCACCCTGCATTCCCTGTGCCTCATTTCGGTGGAGACGCAAAGACATCCGCAGTAAAGCCAAACTCTGGAATGGGAATCCGAGATTACTTCGCAGGGGCAGCACTGCGGGGCTATAGGGCAAGCGAAGAATTCTCTGGTGAGTTGCCAGAGATAGTGGCAGAGTTGTCCTTCGTGGACGCAGAT